TGCAGCTCGTCCTCGAGCAGCTTCGCGTGTACGTCCGGAGGAGGTCCCCCGCCCGGTGGCTCGTCGTCGTCGTCGTCCCCTGGAGGTTTATACGATTCTTGGTATCGCCGGTGCGCTTCCGCTTCGACGGATCCACCGACCGCAGACTCGAGCCCGCCCGCCCGGTGAAGTGCAGCCTCGCCGGCGCCGGCAAGTATGATCTGCCCTAACCCGCCGAGAATCTTCGAAGTGTCTTGCTCCTTGATTCCATCGATTACCCCGTTCGCGCCCTGTGCGCCGAATGCCGCGCCACCGACTTGCCCGGCTCTTGCAGCGGTCTTTAGCACGCCTTGCGCTTTAGCCACTGACAGCATGGCCTGATGGATTTTTCCCTCCTGTACCAGAAGCTCCGCAGCGGTCGCGCCGGCCCGCTTCATCGCCTGGTACTCGGCGCCTAGCTCGAGAGCTTCCTTTCCTGCTTGTCCAGCTTTCGCCAGCGCGTTCGCCGCCACTAGCCCGGTCCCCGTCGCCACGATGCCCACAGGGGACAGGAACATATCATTCAGCGTTTTCACCGCGTCCGAGGTTATGCCCGCGGCCATCGCTTGAGCTCGAGTCTTCGGGATCTCCGGACGGCTGAGATATTCGTCGGTCAGGTCCTCGAGTTCGCCAACACTGGACACCCTAGCGCCGGTCGGCAAACCTGTCCCTTTCTGAAAACCGGTGAACGCTGGAATCGGCAGCTTGCGCGAACCCGTCGTGAGTGCCCGCGTGATCTCATCCATCCCCGCTTTCTCGTCATCAAGCTCTTTCTTTGTTACCGGCAGTCCGCGAACGCCTGTCCTGGATACCGGCCTCCCTCGAGACAACGCATCGTCTTGCGCTCGCTGCGCGTCCTCGGCTGCGTTCTGAGCTTTCACCTGCTCGGGAGTCTGTTCGGGAATAGCCAAGTCGTTTGTGAAGATGTTCCGCGGGTATTTCGTCAGGTCTATCGGCTTCTGCGGACCGGTCAAGGGGACCATCGGCTTACCAACCCGATCTGCTTGCTGCGAAAGACTTAACGGCGCGGTGCTTAGAGGGGTTTGCTTCTGTTCGGCTCGCTGGCTTGGCGGCAGCTTCTTGATGGCGTCGTTAAACCTCGCCACCATCTGGTTGTGATTGGCAACCTCGTCCTTGTACCAGGGGTAGATTTCCTGCGGAATGCCGCTCGGATACCTGTTCTGCGTGCCTTTGATCTTGGTCGAGGAATCCTCGATCGAGGCTTTCAGGTCGGCAACATCTTTCGGAAGCTCTGCCGGCGCCGTCCCTTTTCCAAACGGAGACTCCCGCCCGATCTGCTCCATGCTCTTGACCGGCTCGGTTACTGTTTCTGGAGGGAGAGGCGGGGGAGCAGGAGGAGTCGTCTGGAATAGAGATGACGCTGCTCACCGAATATCTTCTGTCCTGCGGTCTCTGCTGCTGCGAATCCCTTGCCGGCAGGAGACTCCTCCATCTTCTGGGAAACAACGGGAACCGCCGCCGGCGTTGCTGCGGCTTTGGCTTCTACTTCAGCCGATCGCTTGTCGGTGGCTTTAGTGTCTGCTTCCCGCGCAGCTAAGTAGGCTGCGATTGGGTCTTCCTTCGGAGACTTCTTTTTAGCAGTCTTATCCCTTAGCGCGAGGTACTCATCTAGCGGGTCTTGCGTCTGAGTTTCTGTCGTCTCGGTGTCGGTCGGCGGCACATCATTCCTCGAGAACGTAGGCAAAAATAAGCGGTGCAACGATCGAAGCGTCCGATTGAATCATAAATGTTGGCGTGCTCTTGTCGATCTTCGCCCAAGTGATCTTTTCGTTCGGTGGCGCTCCGGAATACCCTCCATAGCTGGCAAGTGAATCACTGATCTGGCAGAAGTAGGCCCAGAACGGGACGGTCTTTTTCAAGTCCAGTTTCAGCAGTGGAACCACGCATATCGAGAAGTCGCCGGAAATTCCACCTCCGATCTGGAAGAACCCTACGCCCTTCCCGCCGCTTTCCGCTTCGTACCACTTCGCCAGAGCCATCATGTAATCGATGCCGTCCTTCACGATCGGCTTAGTGATCTCGCCCTTTATCCGCATCCCCGCGAGCATGTTCCCTAGCGTCGAATCCTCCCATCCTGGAACAAACAGCGGCAGGTTCTTCTGGTGCGCGGCGAGAACCCAACTGTCTTCTGGGTCGGCGTCAAAGTCTAAGGTCTTCTCATGGAACAACTGGTAGACGTATTCGTGCGGGAACGACCGTTCGCCCTCCTTGTCGGCCCGCTTCCAGATATCGAAGATGGCTTTCGAAACGGTGTCCATGGCCGCCTTGTCCGGAATGAGCGTGTCGGTCACACGCGACATATCGGCGTCATGGATGCTCTTCTCGTCGTCGTTGTCCAACTGCCGGTAGCCTGCAATTACCTTGTATTTAGAGTGTGCTACCAGGTTGAAAATGTCTTCCTCGAGGTTGGCGCCCGTGCAGCAAATGGCGTGAACCTTCTCCTCTCGAATCATCTTCGCCAGAGAGATTCCGAGTTCTCCGGTGGACATTGCGCCGGCAACGGTTACAAACATCTTGCCGCCTGAATCGACCAGCCGCTTGTAGGCCTCGGCGGCTTCCCGGAGTTCTCGAGCATTGAAATGGCGGAAGTTCTCGGTGATGAACTGCGATACGCTTCCCCGCGGCTTTTGCGCGGGCCGTACCTGCTTCACCGATCTGAAGAAGGGCATTTTCACTTCCCTTGTCCCTCAGTTAACTTCTCCAAAATCTCTCCGAGTTGATTCTTGTCCGTGACGTTGCGCCCGATGTTACGGATTGCGGAGGAGACTGCATTAGCTCTATCAGCCAAAACAGGGCTCTGGTTAGATTTCTTGCGGAAATCCTCTGTCGCATCGTTGACGATATCCTCCGGTTTGGCGTTAGGCTTCGCTCGCGCATGAGCATCCTGCAGAGCAAGAACCGCTAAGTGGCTCACTTGCCGCTTTTCCGCTTCCGCCTTGCTTTCCGTTCTGCCTGCCGTTGGCCGGAAGATTCCAAGATGAACCGGTTTCTTCCCTGGTTGCGCCAGCATCATCTCTTCGGTGTCGCCCTTCTCTGCGTTCGGATCGGTGCTGCCCCAACCAACCTCTGTCTTAGGCTCTTTCGGCTGCTTCTTGCTGACGACCGGGACACGCAGCGTGCTTGCCGGCATGTCGATGCCCTGTTTGTTGAAGGACGTCGCCGGCGTAGGTTCATCCATCATCGAAGGCTGCCAATCCTTTTGTGTCGGATCTCGCTCGATCTGATGTGTGTCCCCAGATTCGTCAGTAACCTCTTTCGTCTCGACCGTGCCTCGCGCTCCTGGCCGCGGAACCGGGCCCGCCGTCCCCATCGTCTCGCCAGTCTCGAAAGCCCATGTCGGTTTTCCGGTTGCCGAGTCGATGCTCGCCTGCGGCTTTCCGCGCAACGTGTGCAAGAGAAGCATGTTCTCGATATCGGCTTGCCGCTGCGCCTGCGCTGCTGCCGCCGGCCGCCCGGCTATGCCGATGAGTGATTGCAACCCGCCGCTCGCCAACCCTGCAGCAAAGTTTCCAGCTCGATCGCTGCGCTTCCTCGAGGTCATCATCTGAAGAAGAGCAGACGCTATCGGAGTACCCGCGGCTATCAGGTAGTCCAGCGGTCTCATTTTGGGAACCTTGGATTGGGTCTGGTTCAAAACGGAGTTGAGATTCTTGTACAACCCAGGATTCGCAAGCACTTCCTTGATTACGCCAGGGGGAAGAGCCTCGTTGAGACTCGGAGGAGTCCCCGGAGGGGTGCTCGGCGCCCATGGAGCTCGGCTCGGGTCGTTTGCTGGAGTTCCAAGAATTGCGGGGATAGGGCTCGCGCTCGGAGTTGCAGCATCGGTACCCGCAGAAGCAACATCGGCAAACCCTGGCGTACCAGGATTCAACCCACCAAGCCCCATGTCGCCGCCAGCGCCCGGATCTGTTCCGGCATCTGGTTCCGGCTGGTCTGGTTCCGGAGGGGTAGCAGCGGCGAGAATCGTCTTAATCAGCGCGTTCGGGTCTGTCGCGTTGTTTCCCTGGCCGAGTACCGATTGCAGAAGATTGAAACCCACTTCACATTCCTCCGAAACTTCTCACAGGAGCAGCCGGCGCGGCGTTCTTCGCGGCCAGCGCGTCTAATCCGTTCGAACCTCCGACGACGTTGGCATTGAAACCTGGCGTCGGCTTTTTCCCAAGCAAGCCGCCAACAAGTTTTCCAGCCAAGGGAATGAGGAGGGGAGCTAACGGTCCTAATACCGGCGCGAGAGCCATGCCGGCAGCAGAGATTCCACCTTGCACCAACGGATTCTCGGCAACCTTCGAGATTCCGGTAGCCTTCGCCGGCGCCGGTGAGGTTGCTCCACTTGCGCCAGCTTTCAATACTGACAGCGGAGTAGTCGGAGCAGTATTGGCGTCAGGTCCTACGGCGCCACTGATTGCATCCATGCACATAGTCGCCTCACTTGAACATCCGAAGAATTGGAGAAAGCATCGGCATAACCCCGCCCGCCATCCCACCCGGCATTCCCGGAATCTGTCCCAGAAGCCCACCACCAAGGATGGTCTTCATAAGCGTGCTGCCTATCCCCGGCTTCGGTGCTGCCGGACCGCCGAGGCCTGCCGTGGGGTCGATCGTCGGCCCTGGAACGCCTGACGGTGGCGACGGTGGCGTAGCTCCTGGCGGTGCTGCACCTGCTGCTCCCGGCATTGCGTTCAAACACATCGTTCCTCACGAATACGCTGCGGTTCCATACAGCGAAAGCGCCGGTATCGGATTACGCGCCGAAGCCACTGCCGCAAGATTGTTCGCGCCCGCCTGCTTCGCGGCATTGTTTGCTGTGAGCAGGCTATTAAGGTTCGCGTCGTAGGAACGGGCGTTTGAAGCTGCGAAGTCTCCCATGACTCCCTGAGAAGCTGGATCGCTTGTCTTCAGTCCGGAAGCAGCGAGTCTGCGGATAACTCCCCCGGCTGCCGGCGCCGTGCTCTGCGCTACTGTGCCGCTCGAGAAGTCTTTCTGCGCTTGGAAGTCGGGCAACCCTTGCGTCATTCCTTGCAAGCCAAACGCCTGCAACGGATCGAGAGACGCATCCTGCTTCGTTATCATCGTCGGGATGAGGTTTTTAAGTGTGTTTAGAAGATTGCTTTGCGGTGCAGTCGGCCCGAAACACATTTTCTCCCCCTTTCTCAAGAGGGAGACTGGTAGGAACTAGCCAGCGGTTAGCCCGCTGCGCTCCCATGATCTCAAGCATCGGAATCCAGTCTTTCTCTGTCTCTGGGTTGATGAATACGAGAGCAACAGCCCGCCCGCCAACACTCTCCTCAAGCACGGTCGAGATACGCTGCATCAGCCGGGCTCGCGTGCGGTCATCGTCGCAATGAAAGTTGTTCACGTCCCACACCTGCACGATGGTCGCAAAGCCCGTACACTTCGAACCTGCCTCGGTCGTGACTATCTCAGTCCAAACTCTGGACATTTTCGGCAGTTCGTCTTTCAGGATGCCGGCGCCCTTCTCCTCGAGGTAGTCAATAAGAAGATGCCATGCCGGCCAGCAGCACTCTTCCGGAACGCCATCCTTGAACTTGATGATGTGCGTCTGCCTCATAGGTCAGATCCACCGATGTACCTGCCGCCGCCAGTCTGGTTCAGCCAGGTATGATCTGGAACGGAAGTCGTTCCCGCGGTTGCTCCGCTTGTCCCTGATAACACCACAGAGTCAGCGTTAGCTATTGCGCGAATACCCTTCTTCGGTCCTTCCAGGCCAAACTTACTAACCGCGCACACGTAGAACATGGCCGAAGCCGCCGCGGCCATCTTTATCGTGGCTTGCCTGGCGTTTCGGTCTCCCAGGTCCAAAATAAGATTGGACTCATTACCTTGAAAAATGCGCCAGCGGTCTACGCCGGCCATGTTTTGGGGAGCGTTCCAGAAGAGAACCACCTCGAGCGTGCCCGGACGATACTGAAAATCTTGCACGATTGCGGGACGCCCTCGGAAGATCGTTGAACCTGGAAGGCCAACCGAGACGGGGTTCTGCATCGTGGCGACGGGCATGTTCACGGATTCGATCCTCCGATCGTGCGCCCGACTCCCATCGCCGGCCTTGCGGCGTACACCCGCCCGTAGGTCTCAAGCGGAAGTCCTGGAATTGGGGATGATCGAGCTAACGTGCCGTCTGCGGGGTGACTGTCGAGTTGGAATCGCAGGTACATAAATTGCAGCTTCTCTTCAATCTGTGCCCGCCAAAGAGAAGTGTTCTGATTGACCGAAATTGCCTCTAAGGAGTCTAGTGCATCGAGGTCCTGCAATGTCAATCGCAAGTCTTTACTCATGCTGATTTCTACATCAGCATCGCCAAACCACTCGATATCTCCGATCGTTGGTGCAGACGCGCCGGCATTGAACAGCATCACGCAGTCCGCTGAGTAGGTCTGGTTCGGTCCGTCCACGTCGCCGTCCTCGAGCTGTGCGAATAGTCCGTTGGGGTCTCCAATCCAAAGGCGCATCTGGCCGAGGGTGTCCCTCATGGAAACAACGTTATCCGGGTTGCGAACGAAGGTGTTGCATACCACGTTGTAGACGTGCTCCCGTCCGATGCCGCCAGAACCGAAGTCATGGACGACGACAACCTCGTTGCCGTTGATATCGAGCCCGCGAATGTAGATGCAGTCGATATCCTTGTACGGATCCAACAGGTAGGCCATTTCGATGCTGTCGCGGTTAACAATGCGAGCGAGCAAGGCAGCTTCGTAGTCGGTGCTTACCGGGACAGGTCCGGAAGCTCCGGATTGATAGCTGGCCGCGACGGGCCGAGACATGAGTTCCATATCGTATGACACCCAGAAAGGTCCATGCCTGGTTTTGACGAAAGCGCGGTTCGTAGCGATACCGCCAACCCAAGTGCCCATCCACTGGACCGCGGGCCGGCCTAAGCTGGCATCGGTTCCCTGGTACTCCGTCAGAATGGCTAAGTGGTTCCTTGTCCACACCCATGCCTGATCGTCTTGCGTATGCAAGGCAATACATCGCTCACCTGTCGGAAAGTAGACTTTGCTCGAGGCCGCCCAAGACTGCCGCGGGTCTCCCACAAACAGCCCGGAAGGCACATCGGCAAGAGATTCGGAAAACATTACGCCGCTCGGGTCGTTCTCATCGATCGCGTAGGCGCGTCCAAGAGCCCAACAAATCTTGTTGAACTTCGGCGGAAACCCGTTTCTCGTCGGGAGCTCTGAATTCGGATCTGTCGCGGCATCCAGGATAGTCGCGGTGGTCAGCGTATTCCCCACAACAATCCACGTTCCGCTGCCGTCAATCAGCGCGTTTGGAACCAGGCCGTTATCTCCGGTTCGGCCGATGAGCTTCACCCATTCCGCGCTGTACGTCGCCAGATTGGGCAGGCCGGTCAAGACCATCTCACCGCCTGCAGCGAGCACCTGCAACCTGGCGCCGATCTGCATACGGTTGCCGACCGCTCCGTTGACCGGGTTGTAGTAGCACATGAAGAGCTGATAGCCGAGGAGGGTGGGGTCACTGGTTGCCCAACTGCCGGTTGTCGCGGTCGAGAAGGATACCGTCACCGCCGCAGCTTCCGCTGCCGTAGGTGCCGGGATGCCGATGTTCCGCAGGGTGGCGCCGTCGTAGATTTTCTGATCGACGCCATTCCCAAACATGAAGGCGTTGTTTGCGAAGCATCCGTTCCAGGAGAGCGTATTCGAAAGCGTGGAGACGGTTGAAACGCTTCCGTTGGCTACGGCGTACAGCCGCAACACATTCCCTTGGGAATAGAGAACCTGCTGAGTGTTGTCGTGGAGTTCGTAGTAAGCCGCGGAGTGAATCGGATTTACGTCTGTCGCTCCAAGCATGGGAGGCCGGGTA